AGCCGGTGGAGACGAATATCGATGCCGTCGGCGTGCGCGTGGTGGTGCCGACTCCCGAGGCCGTGCCCGCGGCTCAGGCCGCCGTCGAGAGTCAGTTGCCGGTGGTCCAGAAGGACACGATCACGAACAATGGCCTGAACGCGCCGCAGTACGGGGTTCAGACGGGCAAGCCGGGCGACGCTAACCTGGTCTCCGAAGTGCAAGTCGTGACCAAAGCCCAGGCCGATGCGATGAAGGAGACGGACCCGCTCTACGCGCAGCAGAAGGACGCGCAGATCGAGGCCGACAATGCGAAGCCGGGGAGTTGGCAGCAGAGGGCGGCGCAGAAGGAAGCGGACGAGCTCGGCGCGCAGATCAAGGCTAAGTTTGATGCCATCGCTGCCGCCGCGCCGTCTGGTATGGGCGCACCGGCGCAGGGCAATCTTCGCGCGCCCGTCGCCTCCGTGCCGAGCGGTGCTGGTGGTGGCGGCGGTGCCGCTGCTACGCCCGCTCCCGCTGTACTCCCGCCAGCGACGCCACCGGTGGCCGCCCTGCCCGGCATGACGCCGGTGGGGGCCAAGCCGCCTATTGCCGCGCCGACGCCGCCAGCAGCCCCCAAGCTGGTCAAGGGTACGCCGGTGACGATGGCAGACGGCACATTCGGCACCATCAAGGGCGGCAATGCCAACGAGCCCAACGGCGGCCGGTGGATGGTCAAGACGGCCAAGGGATCAATCCTGGCGAACGGGAAGGACTTGCAGGCGCAACCCGCCGCACTGCCATCTACGCCGGTCCAGCAGGGCCAGCCCGCGCCCGGTGCGCCCCGCCATGTTGGCGAACCCCTTCCGGCGAGAATCGCGCAGATAAAAGCACTGGTGGCCCAGGGCGTGCGCGTCGTCATCTTCAGCGCCGAGGCGGACAATCCCACGGTGCATGAGGCCCTGGCCAGCGTCGGACTCGGGGAGTTGCCCGTCACCAACGTCAAGGGGCCGGACTTCGGCGCACTGCTCGACAACGATGTGAACGTCAAGCCGAACGTGGATGCGCCGATGGAGATTCCGCCGGTGCCGCCGGGCAAGGCGCTCTACGTTGACTTTGACGGGACGCTATTCACGGAGCCTGGACAAAGGCCATCAGTGCCGACCAAAACGACGAAACAACCACAAACCGCCACTGAAGGAAATCTCTACGCTGCGGCCAAAAATGTCCTCGCCAGTGGAATGACTATCGGGAGTGAAGACGCACCGCTATTCTGGCCAGAGCGCGGCATGGAGGTTCGTTATGCTGGCGGTTCATGGTTGACCCGCAATCCTGCTATTGCAGAAGGCAAGCCCTATTCTGGATGGATTCGTTCGACCAATCCTCAGTTCCAAAAGGAAATTGAAAGCGCCTTCAAGGGCGGCGATCTTCAAAACAGCGAGGAGTACAAAGCTAATGCAGAACCTCGGATCAGCGGCGCAGCAAATGCCGTGGCAGCGCCAGAAAGTGGCGGGAAGGAGCAGCAGCGTGCCGTACAAGTCAGTAGCCCAGAGAAATTACTTCAACGCCAACCGGAACAAAATCGGCCCGAAGGTGGTGGACGAGTTCAACCAAGCCAGCCGGGGAATGAACCTGCCGGAGCACTCCGTCCAGCAGCAGCCGAAGAAGAAAAGCCACTGGGTAAGCAAGGCGGTGGGGCGCAAGAAGTAAAGGAACCCGTTCATAGGTACGGAAGCACTCAGGCCGACATTCCGGCCGACAGCGACGCGGGCAAAGCTCTGGCGCGGGCGCGAAAGGCGATCATCCCCGAAGACCTGATGGGCGAAGGGATGGTCAACGATTCCCACATTACCGTCCGATATGGGATCAACGAGGGCGCGGACACGTCTAAGATTCGTGCCTACCTAGAGAAGCAAGCGCCCTTTGAGGCCACGCTTGGCAAGACTCAGGCCTTCCCGCCGAGCGAGCACAGCGATGGAGCTGCGCCGATCATTGTCCCGGTTGAGTCAGCAGACCTGCGCCGGATGGAGAAGGAACTCGACAAGCACGGCGATTTCGTCGAGCGGTCGTTCCCTGAGTACAAGCCTCACGCAACGCTGGCCTATGTGAAACCAGAAGAGGCCAAGCGATACACCGGCATGACTGAGGCAGACGGGAAGAAGTTCACCATCAACTCGATTTCGATCTCGCACAAGGATGGGACGGTCGAGCAGGTTCAACTAAAGGGCAATCCAAAGCCCTCGTTCTACAAACCGACGCCACAGGCTGCGCCGGTCAAGACGGAAGCTCAGGCTGTTGCGCCAGGAACTGCCCCGCCGTCCGAGCTGGAGGGATGGAAGAAAGAACTTGAGACCCTGGAAACCGACAGCAAGAACCGTTACACGAAAGATCGCGCGGATGAAATAAACGCACTTGCGGCCAAGATCGCAGACGCTGAGCATGAGGCTCACCGAACTTCCATCCCGCTCACGGAACCCGAAGAAAAACTCGTCACCGATCCCGACCAGAACAGGTGGAAGTACCAAGCCGAGTATTTCGTAAAGGCATTGGAGCCCGTGCGGGATGCGTGGCTGGAGAAGTACGAGACTGTCCCCGGTGTCAATGGCGTGCTGGACTGGAAAGCCGTAGTCAAGAACAGCGAGAACCTAAAGCGCCCAGAGTCCCGGCCCGAGGGCTTCCCGAATCAGTACATCCGCATCGAAGTCCCAAACGATGGCAAGTTTCTTGTGGTCAACACTCCAGCCGCCATCGACAGGCTGCTACGCTCTGCGCCGTCTGCATTCGCCAAGCCAACCGAGACCGCACCCGGTACCAGCAAGCGGTCAATACCCCGCGCACCCAAAGAGATGGATCAGCAAGCGCTGGTCAAGCACCTTCAGGGCCGACTGGACGAGGCTGAGCAAGACTTAGCCCGTGCCGATGAGAAGGATGAAGCATTTCACAAAGAAGAGGTTGCATCGCTCAAAAAGGAATTGGCAGCCGCCAAAGAGAAACCATCCTCTCTCGGCTCTACCACCTACTCCGGCGGATTCCTCGACCCCGAACTCTTCAAGACCCTCTTCCCTGACATAGCCGACCGTTTCAAAGACTGGGCCACTGACACCACCACCCCCGGCGACATTCAGCGCGAGACGATGCGCGACACTCGCGGCCAGCGCGACCGCCAAGTTGCCGTGATCGCCAAGAAGCTGGAAGCCACCCGCAACAAGTGGACGACGCGCCCACGATCGGACTCCATCAAGTTCTGGAACGCCGTCGAGAGCGGCAAGATCAACTCGCTGCCCGAAAGCGACCGCGCACTGGCCGAGGTATTCCAGAGCGGGTTCAAGCCGCTCATTGAGCAGATTCAGGAACTCAAGCCCCAGGCGCTGCAATCACTGATCGAGAACTACTTCCCGCACATCTGGGAACATCCCTCGATGGCCGCCAAGACGCTGCGCGCGGTTATGTCCGGCAAGCGCCCGTTCGCCGGGGCCGGCTCATTCCTGAAGCAGCGCACCATCCCCACCATGCAAGACGGCCTCGACATGGGATTGAAGCCGGTCTCGTGGAATCCGGTGGACCTGTTCATGCGCAAGTACGCCGAGATGAGTCAGTTCCTCATGGCGCACAAGACGCTGGACATGATGAAGGAGGCGGGCACGGCCAAGCAAATACGCATCGGCCAGAAGCCGCCGGAAGGCTGGCGTCCGCTTGACGACCGCATTGGCACCGTCCACAGCCTTGACGACGAGGGGCACCTGTACATCCGCGGAAACTACTACGCCCCGCAGGACGCCGCCAAAGTCTTCAACAACTTCGTCTCCCGCGGGCTGCGCGGGCGCTCTGCCATCTATGATGTGCTGCGCTGGACAAACGACAATCTCAACGCGCTCCAGTTGGGAATCTCCGCCTTCCATGCCTCGACCACGGCCGTCAATGCCGCCACGTCCGAGGTCGCCTTGGGCATCCAGCAGTTGAGCGAGGGCAAACCCATCCAGGCGGCCGGTCACATCCTCTCCGGAGCAACCGTGGCGCCCGCCGTGATCCGCACGATGGTCAATGGCTCCCATCTGATGAGCGAATACCTGACCCCTGGCAGCTACGCCAAGATGGCATTTGAGGCGCGCGCGATGGCCGAGGCTGGCGGTCGCGCCAAAATGGACGTGCTGCAGGACAGCGCCTTCCGCAAGACCGTCAACGCATTCAGGAACGGCGCCATCGGCGAGGGCTTACTCTCGCTCCCCGGCACTGTGCTTCAGACCACCATCGCGCCGGTCATGGATTGGATGGTCCCGCGTATGAAGATGGGCGCGTTCTATGACATGGCGCACGACATCCTAGACGAGGGCGACCGCAACGACTGGAGCGTGGAAGAGGTGCGCCGCAAGATGCAGCGCGCGTGGGACTCGGTGGACAATCGTTTCGGCCAACTGGTCTACGAGAATCTCTTCTGGCACAAGGCACTTCAGGACACGCTAGGGCTCGCCAGCCGGTCGGTAGGCTGGAACTATGGCGATCTACGCGAACTCGGGGGCGGCGCCGCAGACACAGCGCAGCAGGCTGCCAAGGCTGCTACCGGCAAGGGGTTTGAGGTCACGCCGCGCATGGCCTTTGCCTTCGCGCTGCCGCTGGTCACGGGCCTGATTGGCGGCGCTCTGACCTACTTATGGACGGGGAAGCCGGCGGAGACATGGAAGGATTACTTCTACCCGAAGCGCGCCGACGGCACGCGCGTCAATATCCCCGGCTACATGAAAGACGTGATAGGATTCGCTAATCATCCGGTCAGTACCATCACCAACAAGATGAGCCCGCTGCTGGAAGCGACAGCCGAGGCCATTCAGAACCGCGACTTCTACGGGACGGAGATTCGCCACAAGGACGATCCCTATGTGAATCAACTTCTCCAGGTGGCCCGGTGGGCGGCTGGCACAGCCACCCCCTTTGCCATCACCGGCAGCACAAAGCTGCTCGCCAAGGAGGGCGAGGATACGACCTTCCGCTGGGCTCATCCTGTCGAGTCGGTTGAGCGGATTGCCGGGGCGGCCGCGCGCCACCCCAGCGACGTAGCCCTCGGCCAGCTTGGATTCCAGCCAGCCCCCGCCTACATCCAAAACTCGAAGGCGCTCAACATGGCCCGCGAATACGGCCAGGAGAATAGGCCATCGGGAACGAAGACGCAAGCCCAGGCCGATAAGACTGCGGCCATGCACGCTGTCGAGGATATGTACCGCAATAAGCAGGTCAACAGACAATTGATCGACTCGTACAAGGCGGCAGGCACGGTCAACGAGGCCGATCTATTCCGCGCCAGGACGTATGCGCGAACCGATCCCCTGACCGCTGCCGTGCGCTCGCTCACCCCCGAGCAGGCGCTCAACGTCTACGTCATCGGGACACCTGATGAACAGAAGGCACTCAGGCCATTGATAGAATCGAAGAGGAGCAAGATTGCCGACTCCGTTCCTCCTGAGCAGCAGCCGGAACTAAAGCAGGCGTATCGTAACGCACTGAGCCCGCGGTCGCAATTCGCAGGGAAGGGGATTTACTGATGGAGGCATTGCCCGAGACCGTACCGCTGCCACTCTCCGCGCAGGAGTTGCGATTTGTGGACGCCTACTCCGAGTGCCGCGACGTCGCCAAGTCGGCTGTCTCCGCCGGCTACCCGTCCAAGGCTGGCACAGGCCTCTACCGGCGCAAGGCGGTCCATGAGGAGATTCAGCGCCGCATGGACACGATCAACGGCGAGACGGCCAAGCTGATCGCCAAGAAGCGCATCGTCAACGTGGACGCCCTGGACCGGAACCTGATGCGCGTCGTTACCATCCCGGTCAAGGTGCTCAGGGAGACGCCCACGCTGGCCGCCAGCAAGGTCAGGGCCATCGAGTTGGGCTACCAGCGCACGGGGATGCTGCTTGACGGGAACTTTGTACCGGACGGCTCCAGCGGCCCATCAAAGGAGCAGGCGCCGCGCATCTACCGGCCGGTGGAGCAGACCATCATCACCCACCAGATCGAAACGCGGCAGGTGGTCACGCAGCGCGGTGGGCAGCCCTATTCTCCACAGGTTCCACAGGCTGCTGTGAAAAACCCGCCCACCATCGACGCCGAACCGGACTCATGGGAGAATTTCTAAGCCATGGCCCTGACACTCCTTGAAAGCAGAGGGATGCTTCCCCTCCCGGCCAATCTGTCTGAGGTAAATGGATGGGCTCCGAACAGTTCCCCGCAGCTCACAGCACTCGAATCGCGCGCTCAAATGCTGCTTTACGGGGGCGCTAGCGGAGGGGGAAAGTCCTCATGGTTGGTCGGAGACTCCGCACAGGAATTTGATAACCCCAGATTCCGCGGCATCCTGCTCCGCAAGTCCTACACGGAAATGACGAACCTCATGGACGAGATGGAGCACATCTATCTCCCCCTGGGTGGCCGGAAGTCGGACGGCGGCAAGCTCTGGCGGTTCCCCGCCGGCGGCATTATGCGCCTTGGCTACATGGCCAAAGACTCAGACGTTGAACTCTACACCGGCAAGCCTATCTCTTGGCTGGGCATTGATGAGGCGCAATTCCAGACCGAGGATCGCGTCCGTTCGCTGCTGCCGTGGGTATCAACCCCGACCGAATACGGCCTCCGTGATCGCGTCAGGATCACCGCGAACCCCTCGACGCCGTGGCTGCGCCAAGTCTTTCTCAACGGCGAGTGCCCCGTCTGCCATCCTGAGCGGTCGGTGATTCCGGCGGCGGTCTATGCGGGCGCGCGCTGGAAGAAGGACGACAGCCCGGTAATGCTGACCACCGCGTTCATCCCGGCGCTGCTCAAAGACAATCCAGCCTACGATGAGCGCAAAATGGCGATGCTGCTCTCGCAGACCGCCGATGTGCGCAAGAAATTATTAGATGGATGCTGGGACGAAACCGAAGGAGCATTCTTCCCCTTCCTCAATGAGAGCTACATCCTGCCCTATTCGGAGTGTGGCGAGGCGTGGTGGATGACGCATTTCATCTCGATGGATTACGGCTACTCCGGCTCGGCCGCAGCGACAGGCCTCTACTTTATGCACGAGAACACGCGCATCTATAAGATTGGCGAGGACGTTGAGCGCAAGATGAAGTCTGAGGAATACGCGCACCACATCGCGCGCAAGTTCATTCAGAGGATCGGGCCAGGCGGGCAGCAGTGCCGGATCGTATCAGGGTACGCGGACCCCGCCATGGACGCCCACACCGGGACAGGCCAGAGCAACCTCGACCTCATCAACGCCGTGCTGGTCAATAACGGAGTCACGCTCACCAAGGCGGCCAAGGACTCTGTGGGAAATGCGCAACTCCTCAGTGGTAAGTTGAGCCGGGGGGAATTCATTGTCACCGATCTTTGCCCGAAGACATACGAGAGCTTGAGCAGCCGGAAGACGGACCCTGACCGACCGGGTGCCATTCTCAAGATTTCCGGCGAGGACTTAGACGACGTTCTCGACGAAACATTGTATGGCCTGAACCAGTTCCTCTCCGGAGAGCGCAAGCCGGATGAAGTGGCGGTGCAAGAGAAGATCATGGAGCTGGCCGCCGCCGGGGTGGATCAGCGCAGCATCAACGTGGTTAAGTTCAGGATGGAGCAGGAGGCGCAAAAGAAAGCCGGCCCTGTGATGATGGGCCGGCCGATTATCGGGAGGACACAGATACATCGTTAGGGCTTCTTCTCCGGCACAGTGCAGATCATCGCTTCCGTAGTGAGCATCAGCGCAGCGACCGAAGCGGCATTCTGCAAGGCGCATCGGCAAACCTTCGCAGGGTCGATCACGCCAGCCAGCACCAGATCCTCGTACTCCGCGGTTTCCGCGTTGTATCCGTGGTTCTCACCCATCCGGCGCGAATTGAGAACGCGCTCCACGATTGCAACGCCATCCTCACCAGCGTTCCTGCAAATCTGCACCAGCGGAGCCGCCAGGGCATTGTGGACAATGATTGCTCCCAGCCGCTCGTCTGCGTCCGTGATACCAGCAAAGAGCTCAGCCACCGCATCCCGGCACCGTAGCAGCGCCAGGCCGCCGCCGGGCACGACGCCTTCCTCGACCGCAGCCTTGGTGGCACATACCGCATCGTCCACGCGGTCCCGCTTCTCCCGCTGCTCCCCCTCGGTCACGGCCCCAACCTTGATGACGGCCACTCCCGACGCCAGCCGGGCCAGTCTCTGCCGCAGGCGCTCCCGGTCCAAGTCATTCTCTGTTGAGTCGATGAGTGAGCGCAGCAGCGTCATGCGCGACTGCTTGGCCTGCTCGTCGCCCTGGCCACCGGCAATGGTGGTAAAGGCCTGCCCCACCGTCACGTGGTCAGCCTGCCCGAGGTCATCGAAGGTGATGCTGGAGAGCGGGCGGCCGCAATCCTCGGTGAAGGCGTAGGCCCCGGTCACGAGCGCCATGTCCTCAAGGATGGACCGGCGCAGGTCGCCGAACGCTGGCGCCTTGACGGCCACGGAGCGCAGTACCCCGAGCTGATTGTTGTGGATTAGGGTCACGACGAACGGCTGGTCGAAGTCGCCGCCGACGATGAGCACGGGGCGGCCAGCCTTCCCAACCTGGGCCAGAATCTCGTCCAGTTCCGGCGTCATGGTGAACAGCTTGCGCTCGGTGATGAGGATGTAGGCTCCCTGGAGCACAGCCTCCAGCCGCTCGGGATCCGTGATGAACGGGTACGCCAGCCAGCCGCGGTCTATCTGCATCCCCTCGACCACCTGCAGCGTGGTTTCAGCGTCCGATGATTCGCCGATGGTGATGACGCCATCCCGGCCCACCTTACGCATAGCCTCCGCGATCAGCTCGCCGATCGAATGATCCCCGTTGCTGCTTATGGTTCCAACGCGCACGATGGTTTCGTCGTCCTGCACCGGCTGAGAGATCGCCATGATCTTGCCGACGGCGATTGATACCGCAGCGTCGATGCCCCGCTTGAGGGCCACGGGGTTCGCGCCAGAGTCCAGACTCTCCAGCCCCTCCCGGTAGATGGTCTGAGCCAGCAGGGTCGCCGTGGTGGTGCCGTCGCCGGCGTCGTCGCTGGTCTTGGTGGCAGCCGCGCGGACGAGGTGTGCCCCGGCGTTCTCGTAGGGGTCGGCCAGGTCGCGGACCTCCTTAGCCACGCTTACACCATCCTTCGTGCAGTGCGGTGGCCACATCGCGTTCCGTTCAAGGAGGACATTGCGCCCCTTGGGGCCCAGTGTCGCCGATACCGTGTCGGCCAGGGCATTGACGCCCTGGAGAAGTGCCTCTCGAAGTCCCCTACCGCGTAGAATCTGCCTGCTCATTTTTCCACCTCGTCTTCGTCCTCTACCAATCCGTCTATTTCTTCCAGCCGCAGGAGCTTATGCTCGACGCCGTTGTGCTGGACCGGATGGCCAGCGTATTTCCGCCATTGGACGCGGTCGCCGACGCGGACCACTTCGCCGCCGGATACTGGACAATCAGTGAGCCCGCATTGGCAGCGGACCTCCGGCCCGGTCGCCACCACGACACCCTCAGTTGGCTCGGCCTCTTGGCTCTTGGGTTGTGCCAACCCGGTAGTCTTCGCCGGCGCTCTCTCGGGCAGAACCAGAATCCGGTCTGCAAGCGGTATGAATTTTCTCACCGTTTCTCCTTTCGATTTCGCCACAAACAAAACTCACTTATGAATTCACAGTGGACCGTGCCCGTAGGCCCGTCTCTCTGCTTGCTGAGAATCAGCTCGCCCTTGTCCTTCAGCTCCGGGTCATCCCGGTTGAAATAGCCGGGCCGATGCAGCAGCAGTACATTGTCGGCGTGCTGCTCGATCTTTCCCGACTCGGCCAAGTCAACCAGCGTGGGCCGTGCGTCCTGGTTCTTTACCGACGCTCGCCCGAGTTGATGGTAGAGCAGCAGCGGCACCTGAAGGGCCACCGCTACAGCCTTCAGCGCGCTCACCTTCTCGCCGATCACCTCGTCTGTCCGCATCCCCTTCTCGTAGAGCCCGTCCCGCGACACGCGCGAGAGCTGGTCGACGAGAATCAGGTCCAATTCCCCGTTGCGCTTCAGCCGGGCCGACTTAGCCTTGATGCTGGCCACGCTCATGCTGCTGCGCTGGTCGATGTAGAGCGGCAGCGTCCTGAATCTGGCCACCGTATCATCGATGTACTGCTTCTCTGCCCAGTCCAGTCGGTCGCGGCGGTAATTCTCGAACGGAACCGACGCCGCGCCGCAGAGCATACGCCCGATGAATGACGCCTTCGCCTGCTCGTTAAGAAATACGGCCACCGACTTGCCGCGTGTGGAAATCTGCCAGGAGAGGGTGCCGGCGTGCGCGGTCTTTCCTACACTGGTACGCGCGGCCACCACCGTCAGCTCCCCAGGATGCAGCCCGTAGGTCATCTCGTCGTACTCGTCGATGCCGGTGTAGATGCCCGGCACGCGCTTGGCAAATACGTCGTTTTGGTCGAGCCACTGGCCGACGGATTCGAGGTCGGCGTTCTGCTGGCCGTTCATGGACACATCTTCCAGGTCGCGGATGGCGTCGCTGAGAATGTCCAGCGCGGGGCGCGCGCCGTCCTGCGCATTCTGGTAGGCGCGACCAGTCGCCTGCATCACCCGGCGCAGCACCGACTTGTCCTTTACGATCTCGATGTAGGCGCCGATGACCGGGCGCCGCGGCAGGCCTTCCGTCAGGCCGGCCAGGTAGGCTGTGCCGCCCACCGCGTCCCGCTCGCTGTGCCGGTCCAGCTCGGCGCTCAGCGTCACAATGTCCACCGGGCGGCCGGCGTTAAGCATCCCGGTCATGCGCAGGAAGATGCGGCGGTGCGAGTCGAGGAAAAAGTCGTCGGCCGCGAGCTTCTCCGCGGCCTCGACGTGGTAGGCGTTGTCGATTAAGACGGCGCCGATTAACACTTTTTCCGCTTCCAGATTTGCCGGAACATGGTCAATCTCGTTATAAAATGCGTTTGCCATGTCGCCTCTTACCACACGACGGATTCATTGGTCTGCTTGCTGAATCCGCGCGGCTTGCGGACGGCTGGCTTGGCGGCTATCTCCAGTTCGTTCTTGTGGGGCTCGGCTAATTCCTTCGGCCCGGACTTGCTGCTTGCGGGTTCAATCGCATCCCCATTAAATGCGTTGCTTTCCGAATAGGGACTTTCGGCTGAGGGGTGCGCTTCCTCTCCCAGCACCTGCTCCAGTTCCCCGCCGTCATCGTGGTCGAAGAACACGGCAATGTTCTCGGCTGACTTCTCAGCGGACGCCGCAGCCTTCTCCGGCGGAATTACCACAATCTCGCCGTCGATACCGCCCAGCGGTAGCTCCTCCTGCATCTCCTCCGGGTTCATAGCGCGCGTCTTGACCACTTCGCCGGTGTCCTTCCGGTAGTAGGTGATCTCCAGCGGGTTAGGGACGCCGTAGCTCAGCGTGCACTCCACGTCCTGCATAGTCCAGCCAGCGTCCAGGTCGCGGGAGAGCGAACTGACCGACTGCTGAAGCGTCGCCCTGCGCTCCTTGAATTTCGACTTGACGACTGCCTCCTCGTCATCGACGGCGGAGAGCCGGTTGTGAGTGGCGGCCAGGTCGCTGCCCATTTGCAGACGTTCGGCCTCGCTGAATGTGTGGCGGAGATATTCGGTGGATTCCTTCTGTCGTGTCATGCTGCTTCCCTTCCCTTAGAACTCCGGCAGCCCGTCGTCCGGCTGCTGCTTCTTGCTGTGTCGTGGTTTGCCGCTCTTAAAATCGCGGAGCAGCACTGCGTTGCGTCTTGCGCCAGCGGCCAGCTTGATCGCCTTGGCCAGCCTGCCCAGCACATTCTTTCGCGCCAACGGAATCACCGTCTCAAGAAAATGGATGAGCGCGAGAAACTCGGCCGGCGTCATGCTTCCCTTGGCCTGGTTGCAGTTTGAGCAGGGAAAGCCAAGGTTCTCCAGATCGGCGGCGCCTCCCCGGCTGAGCGGAATCTCGTGGTCTACGGCAACTTCGGAGATGGTGCAGATCTTCCGGCAGTACCGGCAGGTCACGACGCCATCCTCCGTGCCGCCGATCGCCTCCAGCACATAAGCGCGAAAGTGGACCTTGGAGAATGGGAGAGGCGGCAGCTTCTTCTTCTCCATGCGGTCACACATCGAGTCATAACGCTGGCCGGTGATGCGGATAAACTCGCTGTGCGCAGCCTTGCCGAACAGCGCCCCCGCGCCGGCCCGCTTCAATCCTCCCCCCGCACGACCGTTACTTCGGACGCTTGTGGGCCTTTCTTTCCGACGATCACATCGAACTCGACGCTCTGCCCCGCGTCGAGCTTCCGGTAGCCCCCCATGTTGATGTCGGTGTGATGAACGAACAGATCTCCCTCGCCGTTAAATGGCTTGATAAACCCATAGCCCTTAGCTGAGTCGAACCAAATAACCTCGCCTTGCATGGCCTCTCCCTTCAGTTGATTTACAGTCGATTGACTCGCGTCGTCGGCACTTCCCCGCTATCGTCTAGCGTGAGCATAAAGAACGCGCAGCCTTTGGCGTTCGGGATGGCCGTGCGGATGTCGCTCTGCAGCACGATGGCTTGATCCAGTTTAGCCTCCATCAGCGCCCCGTACAGTTTCGAGCGGTGCGCGTCGAGGAGAATGTCGGCCGCATCGACCACCAGAAAATTGATCCCAGTCACCTTGGCGAGAGACACCTGGAAGGCAACCGCGAACCGCCACCGCTGGCTCGCCGAGATGGTCTTGAGGGAAAATATTTCACTCTTGCCAGCGAATGAGATGCCAAAGGAGTACGGCTCGAACTGGAGGTGCGCCTGGAATCCCCACACCTCCAGTACCTTGTTCATGCGCCCCTCGAATCCGCCGAAGTGCTCATCGAGGAGCTTGGCCTGGATCCCCTTGGGGCCGAAGTATTCGACCAATTTCTCCAACAGCGCCTGCTTGGCGTCCAGCTTCTTCTTCCCTTCCATGGCTGCCTGGTAGTGCTGTCGGTTAGCCTCGGCCGTTACCGCGGCGGTGAGCGCCTGGTTGCCTGTCTCGATGCGCGTGTCCAGTTCGGCGATCTTGACGTCGAACTCTTGCGTGTCTGGCTCTGTGGCTGGATCTTCGATACTCGCGTCGAGTTCCTTCTTGCACTCGTCGATCTCCTTCTCGACCTCGGCGATGTGCAGATCCACCAGCTTGACGCCCTTCTCGGCGGCGTGGTGCGCGCTGAGCGTCTTGTTGGAACCCTCGTAGTCGCCGAGTATCTTGCGCGCCTCCAGCGTCTTCCGCTGCTCCACCAGTAGCGCGTCCCGCTGCGCAATCACCGGGCCCACGATGGCCGCGAATCCCGCCTCGGTAATGGGCTGGGTGCAGGTTGGGCAGGCACCAGCGTCGCCGAGCTTATCGAATGCGGCATAGGTGCGCTCCACTGCGGACAGCTCGCCAGCGATGCGCTGCAGGTCGGCATCGAGGCTTTTGGCGGTGTCGGCGCACTTGAGCGCGTCCTGTGCATCCTTGAGCTTCGCCTTGGAGAGCAGCCCGTGGGCAACCTCGGCGCGGCGGGATTGCTCCTTGGCGAGCTTCACTTCGAGAGCAGATACCTTCTCACCCAGATCCGCGCGCTGCCGTCCCTTCTGCTGGGATGCGTCGATCTGCTTCTGCCGCTCCACGGCGAGCGCGGTGCGTACCGCCTGCCGATCAGCCAGCCGTGCGCGGATAGCCTGGGCGTCCTGCTCTTGTACGGGTACGGGGTCCGGCTCGCGCCATTCCTTGATGAGCCGGTTGATGGCCGTGCGCTCGGAGTAGGCGTTCTTGTAGCCCTCTTCGATCAGGTCGAACGCTTTCTTGCTCCAGTCGAGGACCAGGCCGCAGTCGTTGACCGCCTTCTCCACCCAATCGTCGAACACAACACGGGTGGGCAGGATGACGGCGGCCAGCAGCGACTTCTGCGCATCATCCTTGAGGCCGATAAACCGGCGCCCATTGATAAGGCAATCGAGTACGTCGCGGTTGAGTGCCAGATAGGCCAGGTAATCGGTGCCGGTCCATGCCGGGTCGGACTCTTTCTTGATCTGGACCGCGCGCCCGGACTTCTCCGTGATGGAGCAGCGCATTTTGATTGGGTGGACCGCATCATCGCGCTCAAGAATCTCGGCTGTGATAGATGCCTTGTCCTCACCGCGGCGGATGAGATCGCGCGAGCCGTTGCCATTGTCGGCGGTGGACTCGGAGCGCGCAGTGAAAAGCATTTGGAGCGCCTGCTCTACCGAGCTTTTCCCACTTCCATTTTCGCCTCTGAAAATTGTTAAGGCTTCCAGCGCGATGGCCGTATCCTCGTGGGATAGCCAATTTTTGAGATGAAGACTTTTGATGAACATTGCTTACCTTTCTTTGATTGGTTCCACTGCGTTGCTGATTCCGCTACCATTCCTCTACATCCGGCCGCCCGTCATCCACCTGGCCGTCTGGGCTCTTGATTGCAAACTTGATCTTGCTCTCCTTGACCATGATGTTCTCTTTCAACTCCAGGTCAAGGATGGCCCGCTTCTTCGCTTTCAGCTTCGCCTTGAGCTGCGTGGAGCCAACGCGCAGCCCGTTGAAAAGAACCGGGTCGCCGTCGTCGCTGGCGCCGCACCAGTCCGTAAGCCGCTTCAGAGTCTCCACCAGCGGGAAGTAGCCGCCCTCGGTCGCGTGGTAACCGGCCACCTGCTTCTGGCCGTTGCCGTCCTCGAACTCGACCGGGGTGTTGAACTGCTCTACGTGCGCCTTGATGATGTCCAGGTGGTAGCTGCGCGCCTGATTGAAGAAGACCACCTGCCGTAGCCGGTCCTCCAGCGTCAAGCCGGCGTCGTAGGGGTTCATCGTGCCGAGCGGGCAGGTCAGGCCGCGCAGCTTCGGGCAATAGAGGCAATGCGAACCGGGTAGCGCCTTGACGAGCTCGCGGTGCTCTTCGGCCTGCTTGTGGACGGCGATCTGGCGCTTGCGGCTGCGCTCGACCTCGGCCGCCAGCCGGGGCAGGTCGTCGCGTGTGTACTTGACCGACCGGCGCGCGTTCTTGAACCGCGTGAAGATCAGCTCAAACTCGACTTCTTCCACACTCGGGAAGGACTGGAAGACAAGGAACGGGTAGAACTTGGACTGGAAGGTGTCGGCGTCGAACGGGCGCCAGTGGCTCTTGTAATCCTCGATCTTGGCGCTGGCCTCCGTGTTGAAGGTCAGCACATCGAGGGTGCCCTCGTAGCAGACGCCGCGCTCAATCCCCCACGCGGCCTTTTGCGGCCTGCTGTAGCCCTCCGCTCCAGAGCATAAGAGCGCATGGAAACTCTCGTCCAGGCACAGCCACAGCTCGCACTCGAAGACGTGCTCGTAATCGACCACGTAATTATCGCGCATACCGTCGAGGATCAGGCCAGCGTCCGGCCCGACAGCCTCGGCCAGCTTATCGAAGTAGGCCCAGTTGGCGGTGACTTCGTGCTGAGTGCAACCCATGACATAGCGGGCCATGACGTCGTGTATTTCATTGCCACGGTCGGAGTACAGCGAGTCGGCGGTCTGCTCGCCTTCTATGACCTGGGCTGTGTAGGACTCTGGACACGCCAGCATCTCGTGCTTGGATTGCGAAAGCGGAGGGTACATCTTCTCACCTTATCTTTCAGTCTGAATCGGCGGCCTGCCCGTTTTGTCGGCTGTGGGCTACGGCAGTACGGGCGCAACATCTGTGGCGCATTGAGCGCGGCCACCGAACTTGTTTACCAGAGAGATTCCTTCTTCTCTTCCGGCTGGGATTCAGTCTCATCCACCACGCTTCCATCGGTCGTAGTGCCAGTTGGGCTCCCACCCGATGCAATCGTATCGCCAGCGGGGGACGAATCCGGCTTGGGCTCGTCATTGGGCTGTGCCTTCGCCGCGCGTGTCGCCTTGTGCTCGCCCTGCGGCTTCGCGTTGCCCTGCGGCTTCAGCCGGTCCAGCTTCTCCTTCTCGCTTTGCAGGAACGCCAGGTGCTTCGACCTGTCGCCCTTGAACTGCTCCCGGCTCATGCGCTGCTTCGTCTGGTTCCATCCCAACTCCTGCATCAGCTTGTCAATGGCTTCATCCTCGGGAGATCCGAAAATGTCCTCGACCGTGCAATCGCCCTCGTTGAGCTGCTTCTTCCACGCCTGCATAGCGAGAATCTCGTCCGGCCCGATGTCGGCCAGGCCTGGGACTCCGAGCGCGTTGAAGACCTGGACCTCGGTAATGCCCAACTTGCCGAATCCCTCGAGCTGCGCGACGCGGATAGCACCGATGGACTTGGCTTCGCCTACGGCCGTCTGCTTGGCCTTCTGCCATACCGGATTCCACAGCGCCTTGGGCACGCTGCGCAGGATGGCGTCTCTGAAAGCAATGGATGAGATAGCATCCCCTGTGACCTGGATAGCGTCGGCGTTGATCGTCTTGGCGACGATGCGGCGGCGCTTGCGTAGGGCAATGCCCACATTGCGCTCGCAGTCGTAGAAGCGTCCCTCGGCGGTCACGACACCAGCCGCGCGGTCCACGTCAACCACCTCCATGCCGGCGCGCGCGTTGCCCCACATGGACAGCACGGCCTCGGCAAAGCGCACTGACGGGCCCACGAGCTGCTTGCCGGCACGGGGCAGGGAGTAAATCATCTCAGCCGCCGTCTCCTGGGAGTAGCACGCAATTTCAGTCAGGTCTTGCACGAACTTGGTAATCTTACGGGGGTTATCGCGCGCGGTGCGGATCATGTGCGAACGATCCGCCTCCTCGATTTTGCTCAGTGCGGACGAGCCAGTGACTACCTGCTCGTCTTCTTCGCCTGGGGGTAGAATCGTTGGTTCCTGCATGACAGTCTAGCCTTTCTGGCGCTTAGAGGCCGCCAGCCTTTTTGAGTAATAGCCTGATGTGCCCAGAGAGGGTACGCCCATTGTCAGAAGCGTCTTCTCTCAGCTTGGACGCATCGTGGGCGCATAGCCGAATGCCAACTGGCACCGTTCTCGGCAGAGCTGGCTGACGGTTGGTTTCTCGTTTGCCTCTGATTCCCATAGATTCACCTTCGCCATAACGCTACCACTCGTGTTTCACATTGTCAATAGATGCTGCGATTGTTCTTTCTTCCTTGCTGCCGCCATGCGCGGCTTGACCACGCCGATCGTAACGCTTTTGAGGGTGGGTTTTACGGTACTCGCGCTGATGCTCCCTGGAATACTTCCGTCTCGCCTCTTGACATTCAGGGCAGCAATCCGCGAACTTTAGCTTGTCATTGCAATGGCGAAGCGCTCTGACGGTTGAGGAATACTTTGTCATTTTCTCTTTGCCTCCCGCACCAGCATCGGCTTTCCCTCGTAGAGCATCGCGTACAACATACGCCACATCGCTGCTAGGGCTTCAGCGCTCATGGGCGCACCAGATCACAAACAGGATCAGCGCCACAGCCAGCGCACCGCCTAGCCAGGTGTTATGCGGTTGCATCGGTAGCCTTCTTCTCCGCGTTCCTCAGGCGTACCAGCTTCTCGTTGTCTGCGTCCACCATCGCCTTAGACCAGCCGCGACGATAGCACTCCATCCGACACTTCTTGCAGGATTTGCCGTTGCTCCAGCACGCCTCCCGGCACTCAGCGCCTACGGTTGGCGGCTGGGCAAAGGTGCAAATGTGAACGTCATTACTCATTAGATAGACCCTCGGTTTCCTCGCAGCAGGCTTCCCAGCAGCTAGGGCAAAGTCTCACATCATCATCCGTCATCTGCATGACGCTGGCCGCGTAATAGTCATCGCAGTTCTCACACTGTTCGGCTGGCTCAAGACGTTGCGCCTCCAGCGCGGCGTTCTTCAAGGCCAGAGTGTCATTCTCAGCCTCCAGACGGGCAATGCGCTCGATGAGCATTTGTGTCCGGTGCGCAACT